TTGTAGTTGGTTTTGGTGCTGCTGGAGCTGAATCAACCTGACCGATTTTTGTCAGGAAGTCAGCGTTTTCTTTTTCCCATTGTGCGAGATCGGTCATGTTATGTCCATTCCGTTAGTGTCGAGATGTTAATGGTAGCCGTTAAAAAGTCCCCAGCAGCGGTTTCTATTGAGCCGACATTGGTAACTGAGCCAACATTAAACTTGATGGTAGAAGCTGCGAGTTTATTAAATACCGCAACCATTATGTCCTCAATGCCATTGAGGTTTCCTTGATTATCTAGCAAGGGGACGTACATGCGCAATTCAAGGTTAGCCATTGGAGCAATAGTTGCGTATTGGTTATTGCTTGGGACTATGTAATCTCCAGATGAAGGTGCTACAACAACGCTATTGGCAATCGGCGTTGCAGGTGGGAATGCAAAAGTTGAGTATTTTGTATTATCTACAAGAGCAGCAGCAATAGTTGTGCGAAGTGTTGTTATGGCTGCCATTAGCCCACCATTGAATTAGGGCTAAGGTATGGAGCCAAAAGACCTCGTACACGTGCCAAGAGAGTGTTGCCCATGCGATAAGGCGATGGAGTGAATCCGTCAATAGATACGCCTCCAGATGAGGGCGCTTGACGGCTCTGGAAAATGTCAATGCAAATCATAAGACTTGCTTCCATAATTGCTGGGACGGTTGTGTAACTTGTGTAAGTTTCTGCTGAAGCTGTACCAAATGGCTGAATAGCGTGGTACGGGTTGTTAGATCCAGCAGTAATAGTAATCGTAAATGAATACTCGCTGACTCCTGTGATTGTCTTAGTCCCATTAAAACGGCTGCCTGAATTAGCTATGGTTACAGACTGACCAACGTAAAAAATATCTGCAATTGGCTCGTTAAAGTAAAGAGTGCCTATTGTTGAATTGCTGCTGTGAGCAACGATTGGTACGTCGTTCTTCCATAGAAAAGGCAACATGACATTATCGGCAGCATCGCAGACTTCTTGAAGCAGAGCGTCAGAATATAAACTTCCAACGCCAAGTGCTGTCTTGAGAGTTGCGACCGATGTGGTAGCCATGGTTATCCTTTCTAAAGACTCAGAGGGACTGCAAGGGCTCTGGCAGCCCCTCTGAGCGACTTAAGGTGTTACTTATTAAGCAACTTGTACTGCACGGAATGCTGTTGGGTAGCGATTAACTACTGCAACGTATCCGTAGATGCCAATTTCTAGCTGACCATTGGCTACAACATTGGCGCGAATCTGAAGCGTACCGCTTTCGTGGAATCGCATTGCCATTGAAGGATAAACAAGACCGACCTTTACGCCAGCTGTGCCACCTGTGTAGTTTGGATCAACTACAAGATTAAGTCCTGCAACTGTACCTGCTGTTGAACCCTGTGAGATAAGACCGTTAGCATTCTGAGGTGCTGCCGCTGCATAAAGAGGGCGACCAGTTGTATCAACTGCACCAAGAAGACCTGCAAAATCAACATCGTCGTTTCCACCTGAAGTTGCAACCAAAAGGTTGCTAGGTGTCTGGCGCATGATTGCGTATGAGTCAGCGATTGACTTAGCAATAGCCTTATAGATTGTTGTTGAAGAAGAATCTGCTGATCCATCTGCTGCAATCTTTGCTGCGTACTGATCTGTCTTCTGTGCGTATGATGCAGCCAACTCGCGAAGATAAAGGTCTAGGAATGACGGATCGCTGCGATCCACCAATTCAAGGTCAAGTTTTCCAGCGCCCGCAAACTTAACAACTGTATCTTCTTGGAAGGTTACTGTTGTGTCTGCTGATGCAAACTCTGCACCTTCTGCTGTTAAATCAACTGCTGCCTGAGTTCCGAGCTTAGGAGTAAAAATTTTCATTCCTGAAGCTGGGAGTGCTGCGCGCTCAATGCTGTCAATAAATGGACGTGATGAGTCAATGATACCGATTACATCGCGAAGGTATGTAGGTGGGACCATTCCTGTGTTCTCTGCGACTGTTGCAACCTGAAGTGCTGCTACAAGTTCACGTGCATCTGCGTCGCCGCGTGATGCGTTTAGCTGAGCCTTTGCAAATTCGCCAGCTGTGATGTTTAGGTTAAGGCGCGGTGTTGTGTACGCCATTGCTGTAATTGTAGGGCGAGCAGCTTCCACAGCCGCGGCTTCTACTGGTGTTGCTTCGACTGTTGTGTCTTCCACGACTGTCTCGCTTTCTGTTTTGGTTTCTTCAACAGGGATAATTTCCTCTGCTGCGATCTCTAGTATTTCGCTCGACGCAAATGCGGGAACTGTGACTAGAGAAACTTCTTTGAGCCGTGCTGAGGAGACGACTGTGTATCCATCTTTTGAAGGCTTTGATGCAAGAATTTCAGCTCCGATTGAAAGTCCAGTAACGAGACCTTCTTGAGCCATAATTAAAGCGTCGTTACCTGCTGTGCTACGACTTAGTTTGAACGTAGCGTAAATTCCATCTGTGCGTGTTTCTGCGCTAATCATTTTTCCGATTGGCTTCTGTAAATTATGTTGTGACAACAAACGAATCTTAGATGGGTCTGCAATCTCGATTGAGTTAGCTGCAAATGTATATGCGCCAAGATTTGTGTGACCAATTTCGCCAGTACCAAGCGGAACAATCTTGCCTGAGATTTCGCGACGTTCTTCTGAGCATTCAATAGATGATGCTTCGATGTATAGAGTTTCCATTAGCTCTCGCTTCCGTTAGGAGATAAATCTTCCATTTCCATTGCCTGTTCAGTTGTAATTAAGCCAAGAGCAAGCATCTTCTCTAGTACGAGCAAACGCTCCATTGGCTCTGTGCGCAAGAATGAGTCGTCTAACGCAAATTTTACATAATGCCCTGCGGTGCTCACGTCGTCCATGCTGAGTCTTGACTCAATGGCTGATACGTAAGGTTGCAAAGTAAAAGCAACCATTTGTTTTCTTTCATCTTGTACGTTCGCATAAGTCATCGTTGTGTTTTGCGAAGCGCTTACATAATAAGGATCCACCGAGCAAAGTCTGGCGCATTCCGTGGCAAGGTTTTGTATGGCATCGTTGTAGCCCATATCTTTAGGGCTGAAGCCAATAGTCTGGAAGTCAATCGTAGAAGTTAAGTACGCGACTCCGTTATTATTTCGAGCTCGTTTCCAAGCTGCTAACAATCCAGATACTTCGTTAGGTGGGAGATCCGCACCTGTATTTTTTAGGAAGCCAGTCGCAGAGGGCGTAGCTAGTGCGATGCTTGCAGAATGCTGCGCGTCAAGTGCTGCCTTAATAGTTGTACCACCAACAGCCAAGATTCCTTCATCTTTTTGAAAAGTAATAAGAGAGCCAAGTCCAGACATAGGCAAAGGTGCGCCATCAAGATAATACTCGGTTACATAACTGTTAGTTGAGTTTGTATTAAAAGTTACTCGGCTGTTGCTAACCCATTGGGCGTTAGCCATTCTTCCGTCTTCGAGATAGGTCTCGGTAATCTGCCAATAAGCGACGCCGAACATAAGCAACGAGTCCAACGTGAAATAAATAGTTTCAAATCGTGGCTGTGATTTAGAAGGTTGTTCTACCCAGCGAGGTGAAGCAATATGCTCGCCAGTTGATTTCTTGTAATACTCTAAAGGAATTGAGGCAATCGTTCCGCAGATTAGATCACGGCATCTTTTAATTGCTGGGACTTGAAGTGCCTGAGTACGAGTTACAGCTACAGGAAAATAGTTACCATAAGTCAGGTAAGAGTCAGACATTACTTGCGGAGCGTTTTGCGCTTCGATGATTTGTGGCTTACGCGAAAAGAGACCCATAGAGGGTAATTATACACTACATGTAGGTCATTCCGAGTAGATTGCCGCTACCTGTTGTGGTTTCATTAGTTGCGATATAGCCATGGCTACAGAGATTGGAATTGCCACGGATCCTGCGCTTTGCCTTTTTACGATTCTCCAACTGGAGTCATTATTTTTTGCAGCTACATTGGAGAACTGGGTAATGAGTAAATCTTGACCATTGTGAACCCACCTACGCGCCACCGTGCTATCGAGCAAGTCCGAACACGCTTGATAAAATTGAGCCCCTGAAATATCAACACAGAGTTGTCCAGCATTAGTCAATCTGTCTGCAATCGTCTGAGTAGCATATTTGTCATGCAAAATTTGCCGAGGTCTATAAATATCCGCAAACGCTTTTATGTCCTTGGCAATTAAAAGCTCGTCCACCGAAACCAGCGATTCCCATGTCTGAAGAACGCCAATGCCAATCCTGCCATCTGGCAATATCTGACCAGCCACCAAAGCTGCATCGCGGGAGCTAGGGCTCTTATCAAAAGCAAAAACTGTGTATGCGCCAGCAGTCATTGAGAGCGTTGCATCTGCGCAATCCTCAATGCTGTTAGGCGGGAACGGGCTGACTAAACTGGAAATCCATTGGCACAATAGTTCCGTGCGAGTATTTTCGATTGGACTTGTCGCCACGGCTTCCTCTAAAGCCGCTTCTGTGATTGTGTAGCCGAGGGCGGGATTTGCCTGAGCCCACCCTGCACGATCCGTAATTTTACAATGCTGAGGTGCTGAGTATTCGTAATAGCCTAAAGACTTAGGTGGATTATCTAAACAGCGTTCGCGTAAATTATTTAATACTTCTGAGAAAGCATCTCCTGCATTCGAGCACAAAAGCGTGTGAGAACCTGAGTGCGCTCTAGTCGTTGGAATTGCAGCTCGGTATCCGTCTGGCGTGATTTCCCTAAGTTCGTCGATGAATAAAAGTCCGCTGACAGATCTTCCGCGAGAACCGTCTCTAGTTGCCGCAACAACGTCAAGCCTTGCTCCAGAAAACATTTCAATAGATTCTGTTCCATTTGCATGACGGATTTGCTTAACGAATCCCTTGAGGTGGTCATTGGTCTCCAATATGTGAGTAACTTGTCGGAAGGTGTCTAAAGCCATGCTTCGATTAGAAGACATGATGAGAACATTGGTTTCCCACTTGATTAGGTGGGCAAGTATAAGCATACGAGCTAGATGAGTCTTTCCTACCTGCCTAGCGCACAGAAGTAAATTAGTCTTGCGGATCCATTCGCCATTCTTGGAAATTGTCAGCATGTCCTTCAACACGTATTCCTGCCATGGTAATAAAGGGACTTGAATTATTTCGCAAAGGTCTTTTACATCTTGTATTTTAGATTCGCCCTTGAGGGGTACGTTTTGAAGCCTTGGTTTAGTTGCCCCTCGTAAGGGTTTGGATCGCTTGGCTGCCATCGGTTTAGTCTTGGACTGGTCTGGACTTAAACGGGCTGTCCTCGGCTATATTCGACCGTGTCGGGGAGAGAAAGGACATAAAGACAGGGGGGGTGTCCTTCTGTGCTAAAAAAACGCCTTGTGAACGGCTTCCTTTACGACTGTTGCACGGCTTGCAAGCAATAACCATATTGTCCATGTCCATGGCAAGCTCTGGGTGGTTCTTGATACTCAGCACGTGGTCAATCGTAAGGTCTTCACTTGATCCGCAATACATACACACGTGCCCATCTCTGTTGAGCACCTTAACTCTGGCACGTCTATAAGCCTTAGTGTTTCG